TCTCCACTCATCTCCTTTTGCTTTTTGCGTGATTTGAAGTGATGATTGATGCAATGATTCACAATACTCTCCCCATAACCAGCCTTGACACCAACTGAAAGTGCTTCTGCGATTTTTAGCATACTCTAATGCTCCGCGAGCAGTAAGAGTTCCAATATTATAGCAAGTTCCACCATTATATGTTCTGGCATTTTGAATTGCCACACGATGGGTATGCCCCATGATTATCTTGCGCCTGCTCCTATCGCAGTATTGCTCCGCCATGTCTCTAGCCGCTGATTCTCCATAGCAAGTTCCGTGAGTAAAACCCATATCGGAAATATCAACAATTTGTTCGATTCCTGAATATGGAATGAGACGAGCCTTGAGTTTTTTTGATGTGTCCTCAATCGCGCAAACAATCTTGTGAGCGCAATATTGTGTTACAGCATTCTTACTATTTGTGAGCTTCCAAGCGCGATCTTCATGGTTTCCGCAAAGAATATATGGGTCTTTGCAACCAGCCATGAGTTCCCGCAAGTGCATTAGTCCAGTATCAATGTCTGGAGTTACTTCATCTCCGTCATTTCCAGACCCCGCGCCATTACCCATTAGAGCTGACATATCAATAAAGTCACCAAGATGAAGTATTGTGTCTGGTTTATATTTTTCCTTAAATGACATTACTGCTTTCCACGCTTCGGAATCGCAATAACGGGCATGTGTGCAAGAAACTGCTAACACTTTTTTCCATCTGTGTGCAATATTAGCCATATTTATTTATATCTATGCGATACTTGGATTAATCCGAATCAAATCTTTTACAAGCGTTTTTTTTCTAGTTTTTTTCCATACGCCATCTCCGAATAGCGAATCCCTATCGCCTCTGCCATTGGTATTTCCCTCTACCACTTGAATAGATGAACCATCATCGCTAATAACAATGCCAACATGGGAGAAGTCGAATGTGACAATATCACCGGGCATCGCTACATCTTTTTCAGTAAAAATCTTGGTTGTGTTTGGTTTGTTTTTTGCCCACTTTGTTAGGCCGTAAGCAAGGGCTGTTTTAGGTCGCCAGCTTTCAGGAGTGCTTTTCTTCAGATTCAACCATCGAATAGCTTGCGGGTTGTTTAGCCACTCTTTAATGCACCAATCAACAAAGGCTGCACACCAAGGCCAAGCGGCAGGAGCAAGTTCTGTTGCGGATTGATATTCGCGGATTCGATCACCACGATTATTTCCTCCAACTTCACGGACTCCAACTTCGTTTTGAGCTATTTCAACTAGTTTATCAATCATGGCTAAAAATCTGTTCCTCCTTTGATGTTAATTTTTGGCGGGATCAACGAAATATCTTTTATTCTAATGCTAGAAATTAATCTAATGATGAATGATCTGTCATCCACTACTGGCAGAATTTTTATTGTATTGTCTGGTATTTTTACTTCCTCGAAAGGAATATTTGTAACTAAAAAAGCTGCCAATAAAGGCATCATGCTTTTTTAGCTTTGCGAACTTCAGCTTTAGGATTAAACGCACCTCCCGGCTTCGTCATCTTAATCTTTTTCCTAGCATTCATTCGCCCATAAACAGCCAGAAATGCACCAATCGCATCCATTGAGATAATCACTATTTCTGTAATCTCATGGCTAACGATGTCAACATTAAAATGCCGTAATACTTGAGACAAGATCATCACAAAAATACCGATGATCGTGCGAGACTGGAACCAGTATTTTTCTTCCATTAAGAGCGAATTTTGGAAAGTGCCAATTCAATAGCAAGATTGATGGTTTGACTCCCCGCATCAATTCCTTCTTGAGTAGCAATAGTCTTGATTTTTCTAAACGCATCATGGCGTTTTTGCGCACCAGTCTTTTCATCATCAGTAGCAAGAGACTGGACAACTTCAAGGGCGATTGGAAGAACTTTAGAAAGAATATCAGCAACTGAATGCTGAAGGATTGGGCCAATAAACTCAAGAACAGTTTTGCTAGTTCCGGTTAGCCAGCCAATAATTTTCTTAATCATGGTAGTTTTATCCTACTTATCTTTTTTCAGTTTTGCAAGCATTACATAAATGGAGACCCATGCGGCAATAATTGCACTAACTGAAGCTAAAACCCTAAACCAAACATCTAATTCTGGGAGCATAGAGATCATTACAGCAAATACACTAAATACAGTGCCAGCATATCCAGTTCCATGTGATGCTATGTTGCTATCGGGAGTCATTAATTTATATTGTTTTGGGTTTCCATATTTTCGTTCATGATATTATCCTACGATAATATAAATTGTATTTGCGTTGGGCGTTACGATTAAATCGTATCCAGCTTGCGTGATTTGAACGATATTAGAAAGTTGAGTCGCACCCGTAAGCCCAGTAGTGTCTGATAGAACAATATTTGCTGGCGTTACCCCAGTTGCTCCCGTCGAGCCTTGTGTTCCTACTCCCGTAGCCCCCGTAGCTCCATCTGCTCCCGCAACGCCAGTCGCGCCAGTCGCGCCTTGCGTTCCGACTCCAGTAGCTCCAGTTGCCCCCGTGCTTCCTTGTTCTCCAGTCAAGCCTGTTGCTCCCGTGGAGCCTTGACCGCCTGTAAGACCAGTAGCACCAGTCGCACCCAACTGACCATACATTACTTGCGTTGCAGTAAGAATGACAGATGGAATTGCTGGTGCAGGAGCGAGAGCAGGAGCGTATTCAAGCGTAATTCCAAGGTTATTGGTTTTCCAGAAAAGCTCAAGATATTCGCCAGCTAGAACTTTAAGAACATAGTTTACTGTTCCAATCGCCCGTCCATCAGACCCGCCATGAGATTCTACAACACTCCACTGAGAATCGGTATCAGCGACATTCGTTCCATTTTTCTTGAGCCAGATATTTGCATCGTGGATTTGGTTATTTGAATTGTTCCACTGAACAGAAAATGTGATGGAATAGACTCCAGTGTATTGGAAGGTAATTTGACTATTGGCAACAATTGATACGCCGATAGAATCTGGATCGGTATTGTTGTAAGTAATCGGATATCCAGTATTGATGGCAGTAGCGGATTGCGGTTGAGTTGACCAGAATGATCCCCAATATCCAGATGCTCCACCAGCACCAGTTAATCCTGTAGCTCCGACTAATCCCGTGGCTCCCGTAGCACCGCTTGCGCCAATGCCTGTAGCACCTGTAGCCCCATCAACGCCAGAGACTCCTGTCGCACCTGTCGATCCTGTAGCTCCATCTGCTCCAGCAATACCCGTGGCTCCAGTCGAGCCTGTATCGCCAATAACGCCCGTAGCTCCTGTAGAGCCAGTTGCCCCGACATCACCTTGTGTTCCTGTAGCTCCAGTCGCTCCATCTACACCAGCAATACCTGTAGCTCCTGTGGCTCCTTCAAGACCAGTTGCTCCAGTGGCCCCTCTAACCCCAGTCAATCCCGTAGCACCAGTCGCGCCCGTGGCTCCGAGATCGCCAGTAGCTCCTGTGGCTCCAACATCACCTTGGACTCCAGTTGCTCCTGTCGAACCAGTTGCTCCATTTGTTCCAGAAATTCCTGTCGCGCCAGTTGAACCAGTCGCTCCATCAAGTCCAGCTATCCCTGTTGCTCCCGTGGAACCAGTTGCGCCATCAACGCCAGAAATTCCAGTTGCCCCCGTCGATCCTGTCGCTCCCGTGGCTCCGTCTGTTCCAGAAAGACCAGTCGCACCTGTGGCTCCGTCTGTTCCTGCTGTTCCAGTAGCTCCCGTGGCTCCATCTGGGCCTGTAGCACCACCATCTGCCACTGGTGTCCATGAAGCATTTATTGAACCCGGTGTTGGAGGGTATCCGGGGTTAAGTGGGTTTCCCGTCCTGTAATAATAACCGCCTTGAAAAGTAACTGCCGCTCCAAGATTATAGGAAGCACCATTGTCATATACTGTCGCTGGCAATGTCCAAGGTGTTGGCCCTTGGATTCCCGTGGCCCCTGTGCTTCCATCATTTCCTGCAACTCCCGTGGCCCCAGTTGTTCCCGCTCCGATTGGCCCCGTGGCTCCCGTAGCACCCGTTGGGCCTCCAGATGGGCCTGTGGCTCCAGTGGCCCCAATTGCTGCGCTGGCTTGACTTCCAGTGAAGTCAAGTTTTCCAGTAAACGGGTTAAATGTGAGTGCCATATTTTATTGTTCCTTTTTTTAAATTATTTTGTCAAGCAGTTATGTCAGGGCCAACAGGCCAAGATAAGCCCTCTTTCACTATCTGCTCTTCGCATTCTTCGTGAGTCCCTACAAATAATGTTTGAGGAGTTGCAATGGATTGGTCTGTTTGTTGGTAGAAAATAATTGTTTTATCTTCATATGCCAATTTCCATTTTCCTACA